AACTTGAAACAATAACAACAGGAAATGGATACCAGCAAAGTGTTGGGAGTGTCTTGGACTATCCAGTTCAGATGGCAGACCTTGATGGATATGAATTTCCCATCATAAGCATTGTCATGGGTTCAAACACAAACGATCCATTCATAGGTGGTGCTGAAGATTACCTATGGAATGTGGGATTGAGATGTTATCTTGAGGATGTTGATACTGATGATGTCAAGGCAAGTGTCAATGAGATGATAGAGGATGTGAACAAGCTCATCTTCACAGATCCAACTCTAGGAAATGCTAATGTCGTTGAAACAAACATATCAATGTCTGGTCCACCATTCATATGGACTGATCTTGGAACTCCAGCAATCTGTGATATTCAGCTTCAGATAAGATACCGAAAGACTTTTTAGCTCCAGTCAAAGTGTGGGATGGCTGCACCTGTTCCCACGACAGTTTTGACAAGGAGGTCGAAAAGTAAACTTTTCTCGCTAGGCAACCTCTAACATTTCCTATATTACCCAAATAATTTGCTTTATTGAAAAAAATGTGTAATATACAACCATAAACCTTTTTAGGAGGATCATGTAATTATGGCTAAAAAAGATATTAAGGCGAAGTCTGTCGCAAAGAAATCATACTTTACCGACAGAATTCTCGCTATTATCGAACTGCACGATAAAAAACTTGCAGAACAAAAAGATGGAGGTAAGGAATAATGGCTAAACTAGGAAGAAAACAATTTCTTGGTTACAAGTTGGAAACAACTGCTGGTACTGCTATAGCAATAGCAAATGCTAACTACCACTTGGTAGAAGATGTTTCTATTGAATTTGCTGGTGATGAGAATGAAAGAGTTGGAAACTTGGGTTCTCTGGATAGCATGGCTGGAGTTACTGGTTCTATCGTGGGAACTATAAGTTTCACTACTGAATTGAGAGGTGGTGGAGTAGAAGCAACAGCTCCTACAGATTTATCGTTATGGAAAGCTTGTGGTTTTGAGTGTGGAGAATCAGATTACTCTAGTGGTGCAACTTCTCCAGCAAATGCGATGATAGTGGACCAAGCATCCCCAACTGACATGAAAACTTTAACATTCAGGTATTTTGCTGATGGTATTCAATGGGATATGAAAGGTGCTGTAGGCACAGTTGTCGTAACAATGGAATCAGGAATGATTGGAAAGTGTGCCTGGACATTTACTGGAATGTGTGATGGGATACCTGCAGATGGAACAAACCCAACTCCAAGTTACAACACTACTGTACCACCTGTATGTCAGAATACAACATTGACATTGGATAGTGGAACTGCTTTTGGTGTTTGTTCAAAACTTGAGTTTGACATGGGCAATGAAATCGCCAACAGAAGAGATATGTCACAGACTTATGGATATGCTGTACCACAGATAACCAGAAGAGTGGGAACTGGAACAATGACTGTTGAGATTCCAACATCATCTGCTTATCATTGGCAAAACATTTGGCAAGGAAAGCAAAAGATTGATGGATCTATTCTTGTTGGTGGGACACAATACAACAAGATGACATTTGCTTGGGATATGGTTTTAACTGGATCGCCACCACCAGCAGACACAGATGGACTTTTGACTTATGAAATTCCATTTAGTTTGGTAACAAACGATTTGGTTGGCAACAACACCATAAATTTGGTATACACTTAAAGACAATTAATACAGGAGGTAACAATGGCTATAAAGCTATTAGATTTATCTGCGAGAGCAGAGCATGTAAGTGCGATTGATGATAACAAGGAGAAAACTAAATTTATAGTTGGACCTTTGACAGCAAGGCAGTTATTTGCCATATATGGAAGATTCGAGGATGACACCTCATCAAGTTCAGGTATGGCATTGATGGCTATGGAAATGGTCAAGTATGGATTGAGAGATGTGAAAGGGGAACTTGGAAAGGGCTTTTCGCTGAAGAAAGGGAACAAGCTCGGTTTCAAGTGTGATGTGGTGGATCAATCCTATATTGACATATTGCCAGTTTCCATCATAACTGAAATTGCACAATGGGTAGGAGAAATGTCTAGGGTGGGAGAAGTCCCAAAAGGCAACTCCTAGTTTCACTCGCTGGAACTAGGGCTGGATACGACTGCTCAAGCTGTAAAAAGGCTGGACTATGCGAGGTAAGGGGTTGTTTGCCTGGAACAAAGGCAGCAACTCCATATATTATAAATGGAGAAGAAATATGGAAATGTCCTTTGACATTCGTAAATGCAGAAGTGAACCAGGCGATAATGCTCTGGACTGCATACAGAAAGGGATTTTTGCCAGATGGGGGTGCTTTCTTGGATCAATCCAATAGGTATGTTGAATATATGGAACTCCTGGAAAGCGATCAAAACGAATACGAAAGAGAAGAAATGGAACGAGAGAAAAGTAAAGCAAAGAGGATGAGAAGATAATGCCTTTTAGTGTAAGCAACAAACTGCTGATGCAGTTCATAATAGAAACGAAACAATCGTTAAAGAATCTTGAGAAAGTCCAAAAGAGTACAAAAAAGTTATCAGAAGAAAATAGGAAATTGGCATTAGCAGCCAGAGAAGCTGCGAAGAGAAAAAGGGACTTGGCAAAAGCTACCAGAAAGGTGGGTAGGGGTTTTATTAGTGCTGGTACTAAAGTCAGATCATTCATTGCTGCTCTTACTGGAATAGGTGCTTTGGCTGGTGGTGTATTCATACTCGGTAAAGCAGTACGAAAAATGGTTGAAGATACAGTTGCTGGTGTTAAGGCATCTGCCAAACTTGATGCTGTACTAAAGACAACAGGATTTTCTGCTGGATTGACAAAAATGCAGCTTGATGACATGTCCCTTGCATTATCGCAAGTTACAACATTCTCACAAACAGAAATCACAGAGGGACAAGGGATATTGGCAACATTCACAAAAATAGGAGATAAAGTATTCCCAAGAGCAACTGAAGCAGCAATGGATATGGCTACTGTATTTGGACAGACATTACAGCAATCTGCAATTCAGTTGTGAATGGCTCTGCAAGATCCAATAGGTGCTGTCGGAAGATTGAAGAGAGTTGGTGTTGATTTCAACGAAGAGCAGAAAAAGATGATTAGAGAGTTTGTTGAAATGAATGATGTTGCAGCAGCTCAAGATGTTATTCTTCAAGGTCTTGAGGGACAGGTTGGAGGAACATCTAAAGCAATCGGAGATACTTTGATCGGAAGCATAGAGCAGTTGGTTCAAGGTTTTTCATTGATGTTTGAGCAAATTGGTTTCTTGATAACGGAGATTCCATCATTAACTATAGCAGTAGACAACATGAACGATGCAATAAATGGTTTCACAAATATGCCTTTGGGAGAAAAGTTTCAACATATCGCAGATGCATTAATTAAGGCTACAACAGACTTTACACTTTTCTGGATTACTGTTGGTCCTGTCTTGGATGCTTTTGTTGCTTGGTTCTTGAGAAAACCATTAGTGATAGGTGTTGCCCTTGATTTCCTTTCAAGGGCTTTGGCAACATTGGCATTGAGAATAGAATTGCTAGGTCTTAAATGGACGAAGTTTTTTAGGGATTTCGGTGCTGGAGATATAGATCCTGTTATGGATTTCTTGGAGTTATTGGGTGTAGCTCCAGGTGGAAAAATTGGATCAGCGATCATAAAACATCTAACACCAAAAGCACCAGGAGCAAAAGATGAACCTGGAGAGATTCCCTTAGATGAAAGAATTTCAAATTTACAAGCTGAAATAGATACTCTGGCTGAGAATGATCCACTTAGGGGAAGTCTGGAGGATATTGTTAAAAATGTTTCTGATTCTGTAGACAATATGATGGATAAAATAGGTCTTGGTGTCCTAGATGCTGAAGCAGCAAAAGCTTGGGAAGAAAAGATACTCGGTTTTATTACAGAGGAGATGCTAGAACCCTGGACAAAATATCTCATAGAACGAAACAGGAAAGATGCCGAAGAGCAAGAGAAAATAAAGAAAAGAGAAGAAGCGATTAAGAAACTTACTAATAGTTGGCTAGACAGGGTTTCACAATTTACACAGAAACTGGAGAAAGCTGGTGTAGACCTACAGGCACTTGGTCGTGGCATGGGACTTGCTATGGCAGAAACCAGAAGCATGAGAGATATTGTTGGACAGGCAATTGCATCAACATTGGCAACAGAAGCTGAAGAGTGGATGTCAGATGTTGTAGGTGGATTTATCAAAAAGCAATTCGGAGAAGCTGGAGAACAAAGTGGATTGGGAGAGGGTATGACAGCACTTCTGGGTGGTGTTGTTGGTGGATGGGTTGGAGGTGCTGTAATGAAATTGTTCAACAAGAAACCTAAAGTTCCAAAGAAACCTATTCCAGTAAAGGT